GAACTTAGAAGATGCAATGTACAAAAGAGCGGTAGGTTTTGAATATGAGGAAACTCAAACAATTATTGAGGAAACAAAAGGTGGAACTAAAAAAAGAATCTCAAAGTTTAAAAAACAAGCATTACCAGATATTACTGCAATTAAATATTTACTTATTACAAAGTTTGGTATTGATTACAACGATAAAAAGGCCGAAATTGAATTAATGGCCAAAAGATTAGAAAATAGCGAGGAGGAATGGATAAATGAATATAGTGATGAAAAAGACAACAGATCTAATAGAGTACGAAAACAATCCAAGAAATAATGAATCAGCAGTTGATGCTGTTTATAATTCGATAAAAGAATTTGGATTTAAAGTTCCTATTGTTATTACAAGTGATAATGTAATAATTGCTGGTCATACAAGGCTAAAGGCTAGTATTAAACTTGGATTAGATAAAGTTCCTTGTATTATTGCAGATGATTTAACTGAAGACCAAATTAAAGCTTATAGATTAGTTGATAATAAAACGGCTGAGTTTGCTACTTGGGATTTAGAAAAGTTAGAAGAAGAACTTTTAAATATAGATATGAGTTTACTTGATTTTGGATTTGAGGACTTTGATGGTGATATTCCGGATAATGCAATTGATGATGATTTTGATCCACTTGATGAATTACCAGAAGAACCAGTATCACAAAGAGGAGATATATTTGTTTTGGGTAAACATAGAGTAATGTGTGGTGACTCAACTATAGAAAGTGATGTTAAAAAGTTAGTAAATAATGAAGTAATAGACATGGTATTTACTGACCCTCCTTACAATGTTGATTATGAAGGAACTGCAGGAAAAATTCAAAATGACAAGATGGATAATAATTCCTTTTATGAATTTTTATTTAAAGCGTTTAGTAATATGAGTGAAAGCATTAAAAAAGGTGGCTCTATTTATGTATGCCATGCTGATACTGAGGGTATTAATTTTAGGAATGCTTTTACAAATGCTGGATTTAAGCAAGCATCAACTTTAATATGGGTAAAAAACTCTTTAGTACTTGGAAGACAAGATTATCACTGGAGACATGAGCCGATACTTTATGGATGGAAAGAAGGAGCAGCTCATTATTTTATAGACGATAGAACTCAAGATACTATATGGGAATATAACAAACCGAGAAGAAATGAAGAGCATCCAACTATGAAACCACTTGAATTAGTAGGTAGAGCAATTAGTAATTCAAGTAAACCTAATGAATTAGTATTAGACCTCTTTGGTGGAAGTGGCTCAACTCTTATTGCTGCAGATCAATTAAAAAGAACGGCATATATAATGGAGCTTGATGAAAAGTTCGTTGATGTGATTATAAAGAGATTTATTAGACACAATGAAAATATAAATAATGAATATTACCGTATTAGAGATGGTGAAAAAACATTATTAAAGGATATAAAAGAGTATTTTAACTAATTAGTCACTATAGTGAAAAATTGACTTGCTATACCTGAAAAGTTATTTTAATATGCTACATGACGAAAGAGAGGTAGTTAGAATGAGAAAAGTTTTATTTCAAAGAAAAGCTTACAAAGAAGAAATTATACCTAATGATGAGTTTGTAGTAGAAAAAGTAATTGTTTTAGAGGATGATGAGTTTAATAAATATTTAGATGATTTATTAGCAGACAAAAAATTCATTGAAGATAATCTTGAATTGATGTATGTTGATGATGAAGACAGATGGCATGCAATATTAGTAACATCAAATAGTGTAGATTTTGGAATCTTAATACAATCAGAAGGTTATTCATATGCAAGATACTCAGCACATGTTTTAAAGAAAGATGTAGGACTTTAAAATGTTTTATGAATATAACAATCCTCATCCAAAGGGACTAAAAACAGGTGACTGTGTTGTTAGGGCGATGTCAATTGCATTTGATAAAGATTACTTAGAAATTAGAAGAGAGCTAAATAGAAGTAAACGTGAACTTGGATTTAATAGTTATAAAGAAAAAAAGTTCATTTACAAACACTTAGAAGATTATCCAAGATTAATCTTTAAAGCTGAAAAAGGAAAAGAACGAATTAAAACTGAGTCCTTTATCAGCAAATATCCTAATGGAACATATATAGTAAAAATGGCAAAACATGTGGCATGTATAAAAGATGGTAAGTTATTAGATACTTGGGATTCAAGTTACCGGTCAATTTATACAGCTTGGAAAATAAAGTAAGATAAGGGCTAAAACATAGCCTTTTTCTTTTAATATTAGGCCTCACGTTCGCTCGTGTGGCTTTTTTAATACTTATTGGAACTTACACTCGAAGGTGTATTTAAAACGAACAGAAGGGAAATATTAAATGTTAAAAGTTATAACAAGTGAGTCAGTATTTGAGGGTCATCCAGATAAAGTGTGTGATCAGATAAGTGATGCTATATTAGATGAAATTTTAAAAGAAGATAAGAATTCAAGGGTTGCAGTTGAAACAGCAATCAAATCAGAAGATGTTTATATAATTGGTGAAGTAACAACTAAAGCGAACATTGATTATGAATTAGTAGCAAAGAGAGTTTTACTTGATATTGGTTATTTAAATAAATTTAGAGTTCATGTAAATATTACAAAACAATCAGAAGATATCGCACTCGGTGTAGATGAAAGAGGAACTAAATCTCAAGGAGCAGGCGACCAAGGAATGATGTATGGTTATGCAACCGATGAAACAGATGAGTTAATTCCAGCTCCACTTGCACTTGCTCATAAAATAGCAAGAAGATATAAAGAGGTAAGAGAAACTAAATACTTACATTATTTTGAACCAGACGGGAAATGTCAAGTTTCATATCTTTATGAAAATGATATACCAGTAAGGATTGAAACAACAGTAATCTCTGCTCAAACAAAACCAGGAGTAAGTAGAAGTGCTTATACAAAAGTAATAATGGAGGAAATATTAGATCCATTAATAAAAGATGTTGATGATATTCAGATTCTAATTAATCCAACAGGTGAGTTTGTTAAAGGCGGACCAGAAGCAGACTCAGGTTTAACTGGTAGAAAAATAATTGTAGATACTTATGGTGGGTTTAGTCATCATGGCGGTGGTGCCTTTAGTGGTAAGGATTCAAGTAAAGTAGATAGAAGTGCAGCATACTATGCAAGATATGTTGCGGTATCGCTTGTTAAAGCTGGCCTTGCAAAAAAATGTGAGATTGGTGTTGCTTATTCAATTGGAGTAAGTGATCCGGTTTCATTATATGTAGATACTTTTAATACTGGTGTTATAAGTGATGATGAATTGTTAAAGTTAATTAAAAATCATTTTAATTTTACTCCTTCAAACATTAGAAAAGAACTTGATTTAGATAATGTTAAGTTTAGAGAACTATCTAAATTTGGTCATGTTGGAAGATCTGATTTAAAAGTTAAATGGGAACATCCAGGAGATAAGGTAGAGGAGTTGATTGAAGCATATGAAAAAACCAAAAGTGCTGCACAACTTCTATAAATCTAAGGCTTGGTTAATTGCTCGCAATCTTAAAACAAACGCCATACAGGGCAAGTGTGAGCGCTGTGGTGCTGTAGGTGAAGAGGTCCATCATCAAATAAGATTAACAGTTGATAACGTTAATGATACTAGCATTAGTTTGAATCAAGACAACTTGGAGTTGTTGTGTCGGGACTGTCATAATAAGGAGCATGGCAGGTTTAAAAAGAAAAAGGTAGAGTTTGATGAAAATGGCAACTTTTTAGGTTAAAATATAAACAAAGAACGATTTTAATGATTTTTCTATGAATTTTATTGACAAAGACTTTCTCATCTAGTAAACTAATACGATTTAGACTTCTAAATGGACGGTATGGGGAAAATAGAAAATGGAGGACTAATGAAATGAAAAACTTTGTTTATGTAACAAAAAAGGAACACACACCTATTAAAAACCAATTAATAGAATTAATTAACTTGGTTCAAGATGAAGTGAGAGAACACTTTACTTTCAGTTTTAAGTTTATCGGAAGTGCAGATAGAAATATGATTACATGTGATTACAGTACTAATGTAGGATTTGACTTTGATATCAATATATATGTTAATGATGAAGAGAATAACTTTTCACCTAAAAAAATAAAAGATATTTTAAGGCGAGGTTTTGATAAACACGCTCGAAAGTTTAATTATGATAATGCTGAAGATAGTAAAAGGGTATTAACTATAAAAGTTAAAGATAAAGTTAACTCAAAAATCTTACACAGCTGTGATTTTGCAGTTGTTCATGATTATGGCGAAGGACAACAAGAATATATCCACTATAATAAAAAACAAAATACATATGAATGGCAAGAACAACCAGATGGCTTTTATCAATTACCACAAAAGATACAGTACTTAAAAAATAATGGACTTTGGCAAGAAGTAAGAGATGATTATTTATATCGTAAGAACACAAATACGATCAATTCAAAGAAATCAAGATCATTGTTTGCTGAGACAATTAATGCTTTGTATAATCAAAACTAAAATGCCCCCCATTATAACGTGTTGATGGGCCCAAGGGTACCGCATGGGTGGGCCTTTAAAAAACGCGAGGCCATTTTTTTGAAAATCTGAAAAACATTTAACAAATCAAGTCACACTTGTGGCTTTTTTTGTTGTAAGCGAGGAATATTTATGGGAAAGATGAGTAATGTTAATATTGAATACTTAAGATTAAAATCATTATTTAATTCAGTAGACCCAACAAAAACAGAACTTGTAGATAATTTAATAAACGAAGCAGCATTTATGAAAGTCCAGTTGTCAACCCTTCAAGAACAAATTAAAAAACATGGTGCAGTTCAAATATCATCTAAAGGTAATCAGAGGCAAACAGAAGCTGCCAAATATTACACAAAGCTTGTTAATTCATATGGCACAGTAATTAAAACTCTAAACTCAATCATGGGTAAGAATGTTATAGATGATGATGATGATGAGTTTGATAAATTTATGGCACGAATAGAATGAGTAACTATTTATTAGAATATTATGAAAAGATTAATAGTGGTGAAATCATAGTAGGTAAAGAATTAAAAATCGTTTTAGATGGTTTGGTTAAAGATTTACATGACCCTAGATACCACTTTGATTTAAAGCCTGGCAATATTAGAATTAATTTTATTGAAACATTCTGTAAACACACTAAGAGTCCATTTAATGGCGAACCCTTTATTTTAGAGTTATGGGAAAAAGCAGTATTGCAAGTAGCATATGGTTTTAAGATGGCAGATACTAATCTTAGAAGATTTAATGAAGTTATCTTACTCATCGCCAGAAAAAATGGTAAGACTACATTTATTGCTGCTATTGACCTTGCTGAGTTTTTCTTATCAAAAGGTGGTGTTGATATTGTTTGTGCATCAAATACAACTGAACAAGCAAACATCCTTTTTGAAGAAATCAACAACATGAGAGAACAGTCTAAAGCTCTATCTAATGAAAGACGAAGTAAAAAGAACATCTTTCACATTTATTCGCCTAAGACTAAAAATAAGATTAAGAAGTTATCTGCTCAATCAAGAAACAAAGATGGATATAACATTGAAGTTGGTTGTATTGATGAAGTGCATGAAATGACAGATTCTAAAGTTTATGATGCAATCAAACAAAGCCAATCAACAAAAGAAGAACCCTTAATTTTTATCATTACAACTGAAGGTAATACAGTCGGTGGTTTTTTAGATAACAAGTTGGATTATGTCAGAAAGATGATCAAGGGTGAGATCCAAGATGAACGAGTGCTGCCATGGTTATATACTCAGGACTCAATTAATGAAATTTATGAAGATAAAAGAACATGGCAAAAATCAAATCCAAGTCTAGGTGTTGTAAAGACTTATAGTTACCTAGAAGATTTAATGAATAAATCAAGACATGATTTAGCAACACGCGTTACCATGTTATGTAAAGACTTCAATATTAAACAATTAGAACAAGGATCATGGTTAACTTATAATGATCTAAACAATGAAACAACGTATGATATCAATGAGCTAAGAAATAGCTACGCCATTGGAGGTGTTGATTTATCATCAACCACGGACCTTACTGTTGCTTTATTATTACTAATAAAAGATGGTAAAAAGTATGTGATCCCACAGTTCTTTATGCCAAGTGAAGTTATTAAACGCAGAAAAGAAGAGGATAACGTTCCATATGACATTTGGGTTAAACGAGGTTTAATTACAGTAACTGAAGGTAATCAAAATGACTTTACTCTTGTTACTCAGTGGTTTTTAATGATGATTAGAACATATGAAATAAGACCGCTCTGGGTTGGATACGACCCGTGGAATAGTCAATATTGGACTAAGGAAATGGAAGAGTTAGGTTTTGAAATGGAAAAGGTTAGACAAGGTATTTATTCATTATCTGAACCAATGAAACAACTAGAAGCTGACTTAAAGAATGGTAATGTCATTTATAATAACAATCCAATCATGAAATGGAATTTAGCGAACACACAAGCTAAAGTTGATATCAATGGAAATATCCAACCATCAAAGCTTGGGAGTAAGTATAAAAGAATTGATGGTGCAGTAGCACTTATTATTGCTTATGCAGTTTTAAATAGATACAAGCTTGAATATGAAAATATGATTTAATGGAGGTCTCTATGGCCATATTTAAAAGAAAGAAAAAAGAGGGCTCAAAAGAGTCCTTTAAATTAATAAGCGAACTTAATTTACCATTATCAAACTTTGGTTCTAATATTTCAAAGTCAGATGTAGTAAAGATTGCAGTTGATAGAATTGCTAGTCAATGTGCAAAGCTTAAACCCAGATACATAAAAAAAGAAAATGACAAGACAGTTACAGAGAAATCTGGTAGGCTGTCTTTTCTTTTAAAGCACCAACCAAATGAAGTGATGTCTACTTATCAGTTTATTTATTTTATAGTAACAACCCTCTTTATGACAGACAATGCTTTTATCTATCCAATGTTTGATAGTAAAACAGGTCAACTTCATAGCCTTTATCCATTAAAGCCAACAATTGTTGAACCAATTGTAGATGGTGCTAATAATTACTACTTAAAGTTTAACTTTGAAACAAGTGAATCATTTACTGTTCCTTATGAAAACATCATTCACTTAAAAAGGTTTTATCATTCTAATCAGATCTTTGGTGGATCAAGTTCAAGTGGTGACCAAGAAGCACTACTTAAAACAATTCAAATAAATGAAAATGTCCTACAAGGAATAGATAATGCACTTAAGAGCTCAATGCAAATAAAAGGACTACTTAAGATGAGTGCGATGTTAAGTGAAAGTGATAAGAAAAAGCAACTAGATTCATTTAATGAAATTTTAAGAGAGTCAGTTAAGAGTAAAGGAAGTTCGATTATTC